TGGTGGCTTTACCAAAGAGATGTTGGACTACTGTATACAGGACGTTGAGTTGAATGTTCTTGTTTACTTTGCTTTACGTGAAGAGTCCAGAGGATTCAGCAGAGAAAGCGTTGAGCTTGAGCATGAGGTAGCTGAGATACTAAAGGAGCAAGAGAAACATGGATTCTTATACGACTCTATGGCTGCGGATCTGTTACTTGCTGAACTACGCGAGACTGTTGCTAAGACAGAAGCAGCAGTTAAACGAGTGTTCAAACCAAAAATCACAAAGACAAAGCTGTACCCAAGGATCACCAAAAACGGTTCATTAAGTAAGATGGCTAATCTTTGCGAAGCAGGTGTAGGTAAGGGTGTACGCATGACACGCGCTGAGCATGAACTTATGACAAAGAAGTTAGAGAAAGCAGAATTTCGCACAGAAATGTGCGAGCCTGTGATACGCAGTAGATCTCAAGACTTTAATCTAGGTTCTAGGCAGCAGGTAGGCGAGTACCTACAAGAGTTCGGATGGAAACCTACTGAGTTTACTGCTCATGGCAGACCAATAGTGAATGAGAAGACTCTTGCTGAAGTAAAAGGGATCAAAGAAGCAGAGTTGATTAAGGCATACTTGATGTATCAGAAGAGAGTGTCTCAGATAAACTCTTGGAATGAATCAGTAGAAGAAGACGGTAGAGTGCATGGGTTTGTGATACCTAATGGTGCAATCACTGGACGCATGACGCACAGGAATCCAAATATGGCACAGGTTCCTAGCTCTAATTCACCATACGGCCCTCAGTGTCGTGCTGTGTGGACTGTACCACAAGGCTACAAGCTAGTCGGTATTGATGCTAGTGGATTGGAACTTAGAATGCTTTCACACTACATGGATGATAAGGACTACACAAATGAAGTCATTAACGGAGACATACACACCGCTAATCAAAACCTTGCAGGACTTGAATCAAGATCTCAGGCGAAGACATTCATATATGCACTCCTATACGGAGCAGGAGATGAAAAGCTTGGAAGCGTGGCTGGTGGAGGTCGAACAGTTGGTACGAGACTTAGACAATCTTTCTTCGATAATCTACCATCATTCAAGTCTCTTAAAAATAGAGTTGGAACAGCGTCTGAAAGAGGTTACCTCAAAGGGCTAGATGGTCGTAAGCTGTTTGTCCGTAGTGAACATGCTGCACTTAATACTCTATTGCAGGGTGCAGGTGCTGTTGTTATGAAGCAAGCTCTGGTACTATTCAACAGAAGTTTAAAGAAGGAAGGTCTGGATGCTCACTTCGTGGCTAATGTGCATGATGAATGGCAGCTAGAGGTTCTTGAGAAGGATGCGGAAAGAGTAGGTCAGCTAGGAGTCGAAGCTATTGTTGCTGCTGGCGAACATCTTGATCTAAAATGCCCACTAGACGGAGAGTACAATGTCGGAAACAACTGGTCAGAAACACACTGATAGAATAAAACTAACAAGTATCTGTAATGATGAAGAGAGTATGGGATTTTATGCATCCTTTGAAGACGGTCTAAATATACAGTACGAACCCGCAGGAAGACTATCGCACTCTACAAAAAGAACTCTTTGGATAAACGCCAATCCTGCTGAAGTTGATATAGCTTTCTTTGATGATCAGTTTGAGCAGGGGTTTAACACTCCAAATGAAACAGGAGTCTGGTTGTCTTATGGGAGCAGTAACTTACTATACCATGAAGACGTAGTTAACACCGTCGATGTTTATGAGACTGATACATACAATGAAGATGATCATTTAGGATGTCCTAATTGGCCTAACTGTAGAGAAGCGGGGTGTGGTAAATGGTGATGTCAAAAACAACTGGTAAGAAACCCACTAAGATTAACCCAAAGACAGGTAAACCTTTTTACTACAAAGATAATCCTGAAAAAAATAAAGCTAGGAATATGAGAAGAATGTGGGTAGATGGAAACTACATACCTAAAGATCATCCTCTACATAAGCCGGGGCATTACAAAGGTTTTACTGATGCAGCCTTTAGCTCTCTACAGAACTATGAAAATTCCAAGCAAGGTCAGGTATACATTATACGCAACCCTGCTTTTCCTAGCTGGTGCAAAGTAGGCATGGCTGTAGACGCACAGGATAGACTGAAGCAGTACCAAACATCATCACCATACAGAGACTACGAGTTAGTAAAAGCATACAACACTGAAAACAGGCGAGAGGCTGAAGCACAGGCACATGCTGTTCTTGAAAAGAATTACGAACGTAGAGGTGAGTGGTTTGTTTGTGATGCTAGTCTGGCTGTTGACAAACTAGATAAACTATTTGAGGGGAAGCAACTTGAACTCTTCTAAAAATCTATCAACACTCGTTGAAGACATCTATCAAAAGATTGAGTGCCTGTCTCAGGGTGAGAACATGGACATTCCACAGGATCTTATAGATGACTTTGGTGAAAGGATGAAGCAAGCCCTAGTCCACTGGACTGAGCCTAAGAAGCAGACCAAGGGACTTCGTATGAGCAACATAGGAAGACCTGCTAGGCAGCTATGGTACGAGTCTAAAAAAGATTCTGAACCTACTCCGCTCAAAGCACCTACCCATATCAAGTTTCTGTACGGACACCTTCTAGAAGAACTTCTAATCTTGTTTGTAAAGATAGCTGGTCACTCAGTATCTGATGAGCAGAAGGAAGTAACTGTTGACGGTATCAAAGGTCATATAGATTGTAAGATAGATGGACAAGTCGTGGACATTAAGACTGCATCTAACTTTGGTTTCAAGAAGTTCAAAGAGGGTACGCTGTACCAAGATGATCCTTTTGGCTACATGTACCAGCTTTCAGGCTATGAAACAAGCGAAGGTACTAATGAAGGAGGCTTCTTAGCTATCAATAAAGAGACAGGAGAGCTTGCACTTTATTGTCCGGGGGACTTGACAAAACCAAATGTCAATGGTAGAATAGATAGTCTAAAAAATAAATTAAAATCAGATACTCCTCCTGAGAAATGTTATCAACCCGTACCAGAGGGTAAGAAAGGTAACATGCGCCTTCCTACTGGCTGCGCCTACTGCGGCTTCAAGAATGAATGTTGGTCTGATGCTAATAACGGTAGAGGACTACGTGTGTTCAAATACGCCAATGGTCTTAAATACTTCACAAGGGTAACATCTACTCCTAATGTGCAGGAACTAATAATCAAGTGAATAAAAATAAATTAAAACAAATACACAGGAAGACAGAGAGCCTTCTTGTTGATTGGCTGCGCAGCATGGTTTCTGATGAAGAAGCTGAGAGAGTCAACACTAAGAACGTCATGCAGTTCATGCCTGAGACAGAGATATACGCTCCAGTTAAATCAGGTATCAGGTGTGTGCCTATGACTCCACGATGGATCAAGAAAGAACTAAAGAAGCTAGTACAGCAGGACAGTAACTTTGATGTTGACGCTGTTACTCTTGATGATCTTAATTTAATAGCATACGAGCAACGAGCATCTGTGCATAGAAGGAATCTAGTAGATGGCAGCGCGTAAGCCTAGAGTACCTCGTCCTAAAAAGTATGTTAATCCTGACGGTAGTAAGTATGATTCTATATGGGAGGCTGTTCTCCATGAAGGCATACTTAAATACTGGCAGCACCATACAGAGAAAGTACCGTATGTTACAGAGCATACATACGAGCCAGACTTCTTTAAGGTTATAGGTAAGAAGAGAATACTTCTTGAATCTAAAGGCAGGTTCTGGGATCATGCTGAGTATAGTAAGTACGTGTGGTTAAGAAAAGCCTTACCTAAAAACACTGAACTTGTTTTCTTGTTTGCTAATCCTTCTGCTCCTATGCCGGGAGCAAAGAGAAGGAAAGATGGTACTAAGAGATCCCATGCAGAATGGGCTGAGAAGAATGGGTTTAGATGGTATAGTGAGGACAGTATTCCAGAGTCATGGATAGACTCTGACTGTAGAGAGACTGAAGAGTTTAAACAAAGGACAGATAAGACAAACTTGGAGATGCAATGAGTATTGATGACGCAACACCAGAAGAATGGGACAAGGTTAAACTTAACACTGTTATAGCTGATGCATGGAATAAAGCAGAAGAATGGGAAGGCACTAATGACCATCCTTTATTCGGCGGCAACGATATGGTTAACAACCCAGAGCATTATAACAATGGCGACATTGAGTGCATTGATGCAATACAGGCTATGCTCACGCCTGATGAGTTTATAGGATACCTACGTGGTAACTCATTGAAGTACCGCTGGAGATTCAGGTACAAGAAGAAGCCCATAGAAGACCTACG